ATAAAGATGACGGTCATAGTTTATGATGAAATTCAAAAAATTCCGCTCCCCATTAAGAAGCTTGAAAAAATTTCACTATGAAATAACTTTATAGTTATAGCATCTTAATGCGGGAGATTAGATCTCATGTTTTACACAATTAGCCGTCGTAATTGTAACCTTATTAAAAGGATTCAGGTGTATCGTAATAATACACGGATGGTACATTTAGGAAAAATTGGAGAGAAAAATCTGTACCAATAGAATGATATAGACTTACTTCTGTATATTTCCCGAGATTATTTTGGGTATCAGTTTGAGTTTGTACCGTAACTCTAGCCGTTTCTGTTTTGGAATCATCAAATGCAGCACCCAATGTTACAAAATCTTTGCATGTAGTTCTAAATCTATATCGACTATACATAGGATATAATACTGATAAACCACACTGTGTGATTTGATTAGTAATACTCTGACCAGATGCTCCTGATAATTGATCTTCGCCATTTTTAGCATTCCTACTTAAATTCCAACCTGCAACATCAGACACTCCATTTGTCGTGGCATAATTACCCCTATCAGGAATAGATGCATTGTCACGTATGGCCCGTATTTGTCCTATAGTTTTAATTCCATTTACATTATAATGCCATATATGGGAACCACGATATGATACAAAACAAGGAACTATCCAGTGGTAGGGGATAGTTTTTGTGAAATTGTATGGTTTATTAGTAATGGGAGCAATAGCATTAACTGCATTATTAATACCTTCAAGATCAAAACCTCTATATAATGGTTGCAAAGCATGCTTAAAGGTCCAATTGCTTATATAATTTGCGGAACCATCCTGGTCTCCAGCTTGTTGACGAGAGAAACATGTTCTACGCAATAATTGTCGTAGTGAATGAATATGTTCACCATGAAAAACCAGATTTTCTCCAGTCTCATCACCTGATTGTAATCGCCATAAAGTATAATTCTTTGGAATCTCTACAGGATTTGCATACTCGAAATCGTCTCCAGCTCTCACAAATACAACAATTTCCACATCAGAGGGTGTTACAGGTGCTGTAAGAAC